TACACCGTTCTAAACTGGAATATCTTGAGTCGATCATGGAAGAGTCCTCTTCCCCTACACTGGTATTCTACCACTTCAAACACTCCCTCGACAGGATACGCCTTTCGTTCCCGCAGGCTGTGGTGCTGGACGATGACAACATTGAGGCGTGGCGCCGTGGCGAGATTCGTATGCTCCTTGCCCATCCCCAAAGCGGAGGAATTGGCCTTAATTTACAGTGCAACGTTGGAGACACAGCACAGACGGTGTGGTTTGATTTACCATGGAGCTCAGAAAACTACATCCAGGCCAACGCACGTATTTACCGCCAAGGGCAAGAAAAACCGGTTATCATACACCACCTAACAGTGTCTAATAGTATTGACGAACAGGTGGTCAAAGTTTTAGACGGTAAAATAAATTTGCAAGACGCCCTTTTAGACACCCTAAATTTTGCATTATTATAAGCATGGACAAATTAGAACTCTTTAACGGCCTAATCAGCGTGGTTACCCCAGTTAACTCAATGGGCGCTCACGCCGATTCTTTGGACCAAGTGCTACCGGACACTGGACTGGACAGTCTTGACCTATTGATGATGGGGATTTACCTTAGCGATATTTATGGTGTTCCCGAAGAAATAGTCAAGACCATGCAACCGATCACAGTCAATGACATGTTTGAGTTTATGGAACAACATGCAACAAACAAACCCACTGACGTAAAACTGGCTTTGGACAGCGTTAAATGAAAATTTTTTTAACCAAGTACAACACAACATCAACCAGGGATACAGAAGTATTAGAAGATATTGATTTTCCCCAACGTGTTCATTGGTTCCCAGAAACGTATCATCGAGTAGAAAGTGGATTATTTTATGTGCCTCATCGTATGGCTGACAAAGTTGTTACGAAGGACATCATTGACTTCGTTAAAAATAGGCAAGTGGATGGAAAGTCGGCTTTTATATTGGCTGGCGGTTCGCAAAATTGGGCAGGCGAAAAACAAGTAAAAGATCCTAAGCCAAGTAGATTACGTTATACATTTAAGCTGCCGCTTATTTCCATGACACAAATCTATGCCGGTAAGGTAGCATCGTTGTTTGGCATACATGATTATATTACGACCGATGCAAGCGCCTGCGCATCGAGTCTTAAAGTAATGATGGACGTATGTAACCTGATTGACAACCTCGGGTTTGATCGTGTCGTAGTACTTACCCTGGAAGATCAAGTGTCCATTCCAACACTAGAATTTTTTGGTAAATCAAAAGCCAGTATTCTATTAGAAGATGAACTTAAGGGTGCTGTTCCGTCGGCATTTGATTCTAAAAATGGCGGGTTTGTTATTGGGCAAGGTTGTGCGGTTGCTGTGTTTGAATCTGAACGTGCGGTTGAAAAGAATAAATCTTATATCTCAGCCGAACTTTTGTCAGCAAATATATCAGGCGAAGATATAACTAACCCAATAGGTCAAAGGCCCGATGGCATGGGATATCAAAACGCAATACGTGGTGCGCTGCAGATGGCCAACGTACAACCAGCTGCCATTAAATTAGTTAAGACGCACGGCACTGGAACGGCAAGCAATAATTTAGCAGAAAAAGCTGCTTTATTAAATACGTTAGACAGGTTTGTGGCCACGTCGTATAAGCAGCATATCGGTCACACAGTAGCGTCAAGTGGTTTGTTAGAAACATGTTTGTTACTAGACGATGTGCGAAATGGTCTAGTACCAGCAATTAAAAATCGTACGGAGGAAGACAAGGTATTTTTATCAGAGTCAACACACGCACCAGATGGTTTGATGTTAAGTTTAGCAGCAGGCATGGGTAACATTTACGCAGCAGCAATTTTTGATTATAGAATATGAGAACAAAAACCAAACACAAAGTAAACGCAACTGCACCAAGATTATCAGACGAAGACATTGACCCGATTGAACAAGACGATAGCGATAACATATCGACTTTGGTTGTTGAGGGGTGGTTACCATGGGATCCGGAAGACATATTAGACATTAAACGTTTAATTGTTGATAAGATGCCAGCAAAACAGCAATACATTTTAGAATCATTTTTAGACGGCTTAAACTACACAGATTTAGGTGTGACCGAGAAATACTGGCGTTATCATTTTGCCAAAGGTGTAGAATTTATTAAGAAGGAATTAAAGCTATGAGTCACTTTATTGTAGAACATAGATACAAGGGACATTATGTTATGGAGACGCTTAGCGGTGTGGAGGACATCGACACTAGCCGCTACGAAAATTTATTGGGGATCTGGGTTTGTGACAGCTTCGAGGAGCTACAGATTATGGAAAAAGAACTTAGGGAGATGAGACATGCAAGATCCGGTAAACCATCCTAAACATTACACCGAACACCCAAGCGGCATTGAGTGCATTCAGATCACCGAGCACATGGGTTTTAATCTTGGTAACGCGCTAAAGTATATCTGGCGTTGTGATTTGAAGTTAGATGCAGTAGAAGACTTACGAAAAGCCCGCTGGTACATTGATCGTGAGATTGCTAAACGCACCAAAATAACTGGTGCAGATCCGGAGTGTGGAAAATGAACGCATTTTTATTTGTATCAGTAATTTGTGTTGGGAGCACTTGTGGCTTTATGACAAGCCCTGATTACATATCAGAAAAAGAATGTAACGAGTACAAAAAAGAATTTGTGTCTAATAAGTTTGGGCCTAACGTAACATTAGCTGCATATCAGTGCATACTATTTAAACCAGGAGAAAAAATATGATTATTGAAATTGATGATGATTGCGTGGATATGATCATTCAGGCTGCGCTGGTAAAAGATTACGTTTATTTAACAAATGATCTTAAAGTAGAAAAGAAAAACCCAGGGCACCTGCATGAAGATGATGCTGCTGCTTACGCCGAGACAGTTAAAAGCATTGAAATTTTATCTAAGTGGTATTTTGTCAACGGTGAGTTTGAAAAAGCAGTTAAGAAGGCAAGGAAGGCAAAATGAAATTATTTTGCCAATATGATCGATTTGAATTAGAGCAAGACATTATGAAAGCATGGGGGGTTGTTGAAGAGATCGAAGAGTTGATTCGCCAACACTTAGATAGACCAGAGGGCGGCTTTACCGAAGATGAATTAGCAAACCGCCTTGACGCAATTAAATATTTAACAGACATGCGGTTCCAGCGTTTATGGGATGGCTTTGAAGTGATGTTAAAGAACGGCCAGTTTACAAAAATTGGCGAGGCAGTGCCCCATACGGATAATGATAAGCTGTTTGAGATTTTAACTAAAAAGAAAGGTAAGAAAAAATGACCGACAAAGTCAAAGAATTATTGGACGATTTTAATGTAACAATTGAGTTGCCAGTTAAAAGAATTAATGAGTTGCTTAATATTTTAAATTTACCAAGCCAAGCCCCGTCAATATCATTGGCAACTTTTATTGGAGAAATTCAACGCCAGGCTGTTCCACAGGTTGAAAAAGCTAAAGAAAGTTTAGAGGCTGCATTAAAAGTGGGAGACAACAAAGATGAACCTCAAGCAACTGCTTAAGCATGCAGGCATCAGTAATGACATTATTAAAGAAGTAGAAAAAAAGGCCAAACAAACCAGCGCCAAGGAAGAATTGGAGCACCAGGAAAAAGCTATGGCAATGACCAAGATGCTCTTAAACGAGGCGCTTAAGTACCGCAAAGAACATGGGGCGGCAGACGATAAACCAAAGCCGCAAAAGACCATTATCGTGCCAAACGACATGTAGGGCGGATTTAACCAAATCTTTGCATTATTATATATAGGACACGTCGTGAGACGCTCCGTCTTAATTGGCTGTAAAGAAAGTCACTGGCTGCCCGGCTGCCAGCATAGAAAACGGGCAATACACACATACACACAATACACACAGGAGAATTAACTATGGTATCCCCATTTGAATTACGCTTTTCTATTTTTAACACTGCCAAAGACATTTTGGTTAAGCAACATGAGGCTAATTTAGCCACCTGGGAATTGCTAAACAAAACATCCAAAAAAGTCGAAGAGGCGGCCCCAAAGTATCCAACAGTCGAAGATATTATCAATACGGCGGTTGAGATCAACAAATTTATCAGCGAGACCAGCGTTAACGAATTTGGCAAAATCGCCAAGCGTTTAACTGGCACCACTGTAATATTCTAAAAGAGCACTATGGCAACTAAACCCGGCTTATACGCAAACATTCACGCCAAACAGGAACGCATCAAGCGCGGTTCTGGTGAGCACATGCGCAAGCCGGGCGCCAA